CGACGCCACAGGGGCTCGGTACGTAAAAATACCGAGCCCTAGGAGTGATGCCTCATGGCATTTACCGATCCAATCGCACTGACGATTTCTGGTACGGGTTATACGTTGCCCAAGACTTCAGTCGAGGGTGACGATTCCACGTACCAGACGTCAGATGGGCTGATTGTGGTGCGCGCCTCCCATGAACTGGGAAAGCGGCACCGCCATCTGCTCAGGATCGACCATTCCAAAGTGACCGCTGATCCGTTTATCCCTGCAGAGAATCGTCAAGTCGGCATGAGTAATTATGTCGTCTTTGACGTCCCTGCAGTGGGTTATACGGTTGCAGAGGCGCTTGCTGTGTACACAGGTTTTAAGACCTGGTTCACGGCTTCTACAGATGCGGTCATCACCAAACTGCTCGGTGGTGAGTCGTAGAGGAACGGTGGCGTTCATACCGTTGGATTGCATCATATCTGTTTCAGATAAGATGCTTGTGGTGGACGTTCAAAAAGCCCACCTCTCCATTGGTAGAACGTCGTCGGCGAATGATGAAACAATTGTGCCTCGCCTAACTCCTGCACAATCTAGGAAATACAATTGGAAAATTGTATTCCTGATGTGTATGAGTGCCGGCCAGGCATCTTTGTTGGCTATGCAGGACTGGGAGAATGTTTTCCAAGCCCTCCATTAGCCTATTCATCATTCTTGCCATTTCGATGGCATTTGTCCTCGTGGTTCGTTTCCTCGCAGATACATGCTAACCGAATTGCATGTATCAGCATTGGCTTAAGTTCTGCCATGTAAGTCTGGGCGGTCCAAGGTACCCTTCCCTGGCCGCCCAGCATTGGCAGATTGCCTTTGCTGAGGGAAACGAGAAGTGTCAAGAGGCTAAGGACCCAACACCTCACGTAGAGGAGGTTAGGTGAAAAGCCTGATGTCACTCTGGACACTCATGGCTAATGATCTTGCCATGGGTTGCTGCACCAGCGCCACTTCTGACATTAATACCGTCAGAAGGAGGGTCGAAGATGAGGGGTTATCGTTTCTAACGATAACCTTGCCTGACCTTGGGAAGTCCATCCAAAAATGGATAGACCAAGGCCATGCCGGGATCCATCCTTCCTTTGACAACGGAAGGAGAAGTCTCCCCGTATTTCTACGAGGTTTCTTCACCCGTGTCTTCGACCTTGACTCTGGTGTGTTGCTTGATGAGCCTGACATCGATGCAATCTTTGCTTTGCGACAGTTAACACTGTCGTTTGCAAAGATCTCGTTTCCTTGCAGTGATGCAAGGGTTCGAGAAGCGATGTCAACGTTCATCAAGTGTGAGAAGGAGGTCCGAGAATCCGATGCCTTACTCAGTGAAAGTGATCTTTCTGAGTTCGTGCATATGTCGGATTTGCTTTTTCGAGAAGTCTTCCTTCAAATGGATAGAGATATCCATTACGGGGTACTTCTCCCGAAGCATGGCCCAGGAGCTACAGCCGATTATCTCTCAAGTAATGAGAAATATCGGATGTCCTTTTGGACCACTCGACTTGAGCGGTACTTTCCCGCTCATAAGTACCTCATACCAAACTACCACTTTAGTGATAGCTTGGATGAGGTGACCTACCTCGAACCTGGTGCTGAGATACCCGTGAGGGTTATCCCAGTTCCTAAAACGTTGAAGACACCAAGGATCATTGCGATTGAGCCCGCGCATATGCAATATGCGCAACAAGCTCTCTTGCGATGTTTCCTTGTGGCCTATGGTAGGGATAGACTCCTACAAAGGCTTATCGGCTTTGACGACCAGACTCCTAATCAGGAGCTGGCTCGCCAAGGTTCGATAGATGGTCAGACTGCGACGCTCGATTTGAGTGAAGCAAGTGACCGTGTCTCCAATCAGCTCGTTCGTGCAATGACAGCTAGATATCCTCATTTGCATGGGGCTATCGATGCTTGTCGTTCACGGCGGGCCGACGTACCTGGCTACGGAGTAATCCGTCTTGCCAAGTTCGCGTCTATGGGTTCAGCGCTCTGTTTCCCGATGGAAGCCATGGTATTTACTACCCTGATCTTCCTCGGTATTCAGAGGTCGCTCAACACATCAGTTACCAGAAAGGACATAAAAGCCCTTTCTGGTTCGGTGCGCGTCTATGGGGACGATTTGATTGTCCCCACTAGACATGTGCGTACGATCGTACAGACGCTTGAGCATTTTGGTGCTCGAGTTGGTCTGGACAAGTCTTTCTGGACTGGAAAGTTCAGAGAGTCTTGTGGTCGGGAATACCTTAATGGACGCGATGTTTCAATAACTCGCGTTCGGCAGGCGTTACCCGACACGATCGCAGACGCGACTGAGGTGATCTCGACCGTGTCCCTCCGAAATCAGCTTGCGAAAGCAGGCTGTTACGACGGTACGGTCGAGTGGCTGGATACCTACCTGAAGAAAGTGTTAAAGCACTTCCCAATGGTAGGTCCAGACTCCTCAGTGCTGGGCCGCGTTGCATGGTACTCTCCTGCCAAAGGAGAGCGCTGGCATAGTGACCTCCATACCTCTTTAGTCAAGGGGTATGTTGTGGAGGCCAAAATCCCGAGCGATCCACTCGCGGACTATGGAGCCCTGCTTAAGTGTCTTCTTAAGCTGGAAACCGATAGCCCACAAGGGGTTCTCGACTGGGAAGTCGAGTTAGTCCCCTGCTATCGACCCGGCCTGCCCCATCTCGAAAGGGATGTGGCTTCCTTTCGGATGCCATCCGGAAGACAAGATAAGAGGCACTTAGAGCGTTCTGGACGCCCCAAGCGCGTCAGCATCAAGCTTGGATGGCGGCCGGTGGCTTGACATAACCACCGGCGGGGCCTTATGGCCTTGTGGGAGAAGCCAAATAACCTAGACTTTAGACCATCG